CTGCCTGTGCTGTATTAGCTGCTATTGCTAGTTTTTGTTGTCTAGTTTGTGCTGCTTGTTGGGCTATATTATTTGGTGGTGTAACAGAATTTTGTGCCATCTGAGTTTGTGCTGCTTGTCCACCTGCTTTGAGTTTTTGTTGTCTAATTTGTGCTGCTTGTTGGGCTATATTATTTGGTGGGGTAGCTTGTTGGGCTATATTATTTGATGGGGTAGCTTGTTGGGCTATATTATTTGGTGGGGTAGCTTGTTGAGTAGATGACGGTTGTGCAGGTGTTGACGGAGCTGCCGGTGATCCTGTAGTTGCCGGTACGGTAACAGTAGTGGGTGTTGCCTTAGCTAAAACTTTTTGTAGGTTGATCATCAAATCTTCGATGAAATTATCTTTTGCTCGTTTTTCTATATCTTCATTTCGACCTTCGTTTAATTCACGTAATTTCACGGCTTTTTCCTTAATGATTTGGTAAATCTCTGCTGATCCTTGCTTTTAATCGCACTTAATAGCTTTCGCTCTAATATCTGTGCTTGTTCTTCTGAATAATGCTTATTAATTAACTCAAGTAGATTAATAGCACTGGTTATGATATTATGGGCTCTACTCTCAATAATGTGACTGGTGTCACGATTATTGCCTAGTTCTTCTAATTCTTGCAAGAGGGATCGGGTTTGTTTTTGCATATAATTATCTTACATGTATTTATGCGATTACCGAATAATTATTTCTTTAGCGAGTTCAATAACGATTTTAACTTTGCACCCTGTGCATCAGCATGAACGGTTCTAGTCAATGGCTCCATCATTATCTCGCCGGTAGTTTGATCAATAGTATAGTCGGTTACAGTAGATTGTGGTTTCAATGTACTCATAATGTCATTTGCACTTGGTTTTGGTGTGTAACTTGATTCACCTTCTCCACCTGTATCACTAATACGCATAGTTTCAACATCGTATTCTAAATCAATCTTCATTCCTACCCCAGTTGAACTACGACTTTTCATGCATTGAATCTGATACTTGCCACGTTCACGCATACTGCGACTTGTGAAAATACCAAACACGTTATCTGCTGTGTTAATCTTACTGATACCACCTGCAATATGACTATGATCAAATTCTTGTTCGTCAACAGCACTACGATTCAACTGACTTGCAGTAACTAACAAGACACCAAGTTCCGTTGCTAGATTACGCAATTCTTCTGCTACATACTTATCTTTGATAAACTGATCAGTTGGGCTAACATTAATACTTACTGGCATAACTAAGTCAAGATAATCAATCATTACAAAATCAATCTTAATACCAGTCTGAATCTGTACTTCTTTTAAATAAGCACGAATAGCATTGACATTACTCTGAGCAGGTAAATTTTTAACACGATACTTACCAGACTTCTTACCTGCCATCTTAACACGCAATTCTGTTGTATCAATGTCTTTCCGAATTGCTTTTGTGCCCATCATAGTCAACATTGCATCAGTACGCAATGATGTTAATAACTCACTCAATTCTAGGGTGACATAGACGCCACTCATACCAGCTTGCAACCAATTTAGTGCAATGTTCATCATCACTAATGATTTACCTGAACCACTACCACCTGCAAAGATATTCAATTCTCCACGACTCATCCCACCATATAGTATCCTATCCATCTGTGGCCAACCAGTAGATACTTGCCCACCTGAATTAAAATACTTATTGATACGACCTTTAGGATCAGCAAAGTAATCAGTACCCATGTCTTTTTGTAAACTAATCTGCACTGCATCTTTGATTAGTTTCTCAACTGGTTCAAACTCACCTTTCTCTAATAAGTCTGCTGCCTTGAGAATCGCTCGTTCTAGTTCTTGCCTCTTAGTGAATGATTCAAATTCATCAAAGAACCATTCAAAATGTCCATCATTTAATTCTGGAATAGGATCAATATCTATACCAGTTGTTGCTTTGATTTGTGTTGTATCTGGTAATACTCTATACTTGTCTGTATGTGTTTTATACAACTCAGCAACTGGTCGTAAAGACCGATCAAAGTTCTCACTATTCATAATATTCATCACACGGGTATATAACTCCGCATTTGTTATCATCATCCTCAAAAATAATTTCTGAACATCAGGTGTATATTCCAACTGCTTTTTAGTTTCTTGCTTTGCCAATTTTCTTCCTTTGCATTTCTATTTTGATTTTACTATTTGTTGCACTTTGTAATATACTTAACAACGTTGGTAGTTTGCCATATTTAATTACTGCATCATTTACATCTTTTACATCAACATCCCAATTAGGTAAACTCACACTATAACCCAACTCTAAAGCCTTATCACATAATGCTAGTCCTGTACTATCTCTATCTGGAACTAGTATAAGTTTTTTATTCAATGTACTAAGAAGCAATGTTTGGTCACTACTTATATCATTATGCATTAATGCTACACCGTCAATACTTAGTGCATCAAATATGCCTTCAGTCACAATACATACTTGCCATTCAGGTTTTTGAATATCTATGTTAAAAACATAACCGGGTTGTTGTTCGTTGATATACTTGGGAATTTTGTTATCTAAGAATCTACTTGTATGCCCTACAATCTTATTATTATAAGTATAAGGGACTATTACCCTATTACCCATCCTACCTGTTTCATTTGGTGTAATTAAGAAGGGATAACTATTACTATCTATCTTCCTACTTTGCAGATATTCTACATATACTTTGTGCAATGGATTATTACTATCTACAATCTCACCGTCGGGTAATGTATGGTCATTGAATTTTATTTTTACTTTTAATTTTTTTGGTTGAGTAAAGTCAATCAAGTCTTTTTGCTGTAGACTTTCCAAACTCCATCGCTTAACTTGCTGAACATCTATTCCGCACCATACTAATAGATTTTGTGTTTTGATAGTTATACTTCTACCTAATACAAAATTACATTTAAACTGGCAATTGAAGCAATGCATTGACCAATTATTCCCGTCAAACTTAATGCCTCCACGCATTCGTTTGTCTTGTCTATGCCCAAAGTGGGTACAACAGATAGCGTTAAAGCTAGTCCAACCCGAACTTGTTTGTTTCTTTTTACCAGGTAATATAGACAGGATATCAAACATCTATTGAGTATAACACAATAGAAATGTTAAATCAAATTATCTGGTCAATATATTGGTTACTGCACCCGCATTGCTAGTGAATTGCATACGGACATAAGGATGGAATCCTTGTATCACATACCCAACCGTTTGTGTAATATTAGATGATTCTTCAGTAGTTACAATATCATACCAATCATTATCTACAATACTACTGCCTTGAATGGTTGTGTTTCCGTAAAACTCAATGTATTCAGTTTGGATAGTTAGTATTGGGTTGTTATTAGTACTTAATACGCTTGTAGTGTATGTGATGATGCTTCCGTTGGCATTTGGACTATTAGGGAATGCTTGTCCAGTTGGAATAGTGATACTGTATGATGGGACAAAGTTAGGTAATACTGAGTTAACAATATTCATTACACCCCTTGCACCAGCATTTTGATCTACAAATACAGGGAAGTCAAACTCATTGACTGGAATTTCTAGTGTATAGTAACACTTTTGAGCCTCAATATTCTCAAGGTCTGCGGCATTTAAAAACAAGGCACATATTCCAGTAGGAGCAAACTGTAAGGTTAATGACTTTTGTATCAGAATAGTATTTCCCTCATAGTTTAGAATCCTACAAGTTATAATTTTTCCTGTAATGTCTATAGGTTTTTGCTCTTGATTTATGAACTGAAACTGGATTTGATTATCCACACCCTTATGTAAAGTTAATGGTTTAGCGTATTGAGGCATGTATCTCCTTGGTGAATAGCCTGACAATAGCACAACAATGTTGCGCTGAAGGTAATAAAATACTGATGTTGAATACACAAATGTAGGCTCCTATCACATATTTAGTCTTATATATTAATTTAAATAACTTTGGTTACCCGATAAATAAACAGTTAAATAAAATAATGATTCAAAACGAATTCTTCAGAAGACTTACAGAACTACACCCGTTTATCACCGTTTGCTCCTATGCCAGTCAAGATTACGTTGGAATTGTTCAAAACCGTGATGACATGGTCACTACTATATACGATTACGGTGCTATTACAGATAGCATTATAAAAGAAAAGTTCCTATCACTAGGAGAAATTTGGTGGTGGGAAAGTAATAGACTTATCCCCATCAATCTGTTTTTAAAAGAAGATTGGATGCCTTTTAAACCCTATATTAGGACTTTTAATAACAAAAGTCTAATCGTGGTTCATGGACCAATATGCAGTATGGGTGATTTAGGTAAACGCCGCTCAAAAAGAAGATCCATAACTCTCGTGAAAAGACTGTCCTAACAAATTTATATGCACCGCGACAAGCCATGAATAGGAAATTGAATGACTTTTTTTGAACACATACCCATCAGTTCCCTTGTCCCATACTGTTTTTGCTACTTCTTTCCAGGGCAATCCGATTAAATGCTTTTTGCCAGGACGAATAACTGCCAAAAACATGGCTAATCTTGGAATGCTATCTATGGGTTCTGGCATCTTCACTAAGTTGTAATACTGATTATTCAAGTGAATTAGTTTCTCAACAAAAGATTTATCCTTAAGTTTACTCCAATCAGGTTCAACCATTAATTCATTTAGATGTTGTTCATCTCTGACATTCTCATAGACATGAACATTCAATAAGTCTAGTTTAAAGTATCCGCGCTTTTCTGCTACTGTATAATCAATACTAGCTACGTCATTGATAGGGTCATAGGGAATAGGGGTAACATATACACCAGTTGCATGTTTGCGAATTGGATTAACATTACGCATTGCCGCACTAGTATGCTTAATCAGTTCAAGCAATTTATTTCTTGAACCAAAGTCAATGTCAATGTCACTATCTATTCTCATAGGGAGAGGTACGCTGCGGCACGTTTGCATCGTTCGGCATTGTCACCTAAATTACCTAATCCTAAGTTGCATTTATGACATAACCATCCCCGAAACAGTTCAGTCTCGTGGTCATGATCAGCTACCCATACTGATTTTTTATTCTTTCCGTATGTAGTTAATTGATCCGCTGTACGTTGACATACAGGGCAAACATGATCTTTGGATGCAGGTAGGGCAGATTTTTTAATTTTTGCTACTAGCTTTCCTTGTTTTCTAGCACATTCTCTACATTCATATCTTAGATAACCTTTACTACCTTCTTTTGCAAAATTATATACAGGCAAAATTCTATTGCACATAGTACAAAGTTTTGTATCTTCTTCTAACCATTCAAACAATTCGCTGCTCATCGTGGTTTAACCAATCCTGCTTTCATTAACTTCATGTATGCCTGCTGCACTACAATTGCTTGTCTTTCAGCATCTTCTACTGCCTTGTGTGTGGTAACATGATTACCGTCTCTAAGACTAACACCAGTGATATCAAACAATGTTCTTGTGTCTCTGACATTACCGAACGACCAAGGTGGTATTTCACCAAGCTGTCGCCAAGCATGTTCCATAACTACAATGTCAAATGGAGCTCCATGACTCCATGGTTTACCATGATTCCAACAAAAGTTATGCAGTTGTTTCATTGCCTCCCTAAATGGTACACGATCTTGATCACCTAGAGCTTCTTCAATAGCTTCTGGGCTTTGTTCACTCCACCAGTTTACAGTTGCATCATTGACACTACGATTGTAAATCTCTGTTTGATCTTCAATCGTAGGTCTAATTTCAATCTTGCTAACAATTCCCTGACCACGAGGGTCAAACAACACTGCACCAATTGTAAGAATCACACAATCTGGTGTCGTGTTCAAACTTTCAATATCTATCATAATATCCATTTTATTTTCTCTCTATGTTTGAGTATCACATATGCCACATTTCATACATTGTTATAAATTTATCATCCCACAACTCTATTGTAACACATCCTCCGACTAAGGAGAAGTCCCAACCATGATGTCTTTCACCGAAATTTCTCCTCATCCATTTTACTATAACAGAAGGATCTTCTTTATGATATCTACAATCTCTGTTGTATACTGTTTTGTCGCCTGATTTATATTTTGCATCCTTGCACAACTGGTCTAGCCTACTAGGATATGCAGGAGAATATGATCCGGTTTTTAGAATTGCCATAGTTTTACCACCTTAATCTTGCAAGAATGTAATCACGCTCGTATCTAAATTTAATTCTAAATTCAGCATATTCCCAGGTATACAAACAATGTCTATCTGGTTTTTGTATGTTTGTTAGTATCCAATCTACTATCTCTATCCTTTGTGCTTGACGATCTACTTCATTAAGTACAATAACTAGTTCATGCCATCCAGGTTTAATGTGTTCCCAGTCTGACGTCCTCATTGAAATCTCAACAAGAATATCAAGTATTTTTGTTCATCTACTATTTGATAACCATCAGTGATATTACCGTTAACCATGTTCATCTTTATTCCATACTTATCTTCAAGGTAAGTTTCAAAATCATAACCATCAAAATTTGACTTATCTTCCATGAATTCTACTCTTACTAACTTGAGTAAACTCCAATATTTCCAACGATTCTTTCTGAAACTAATGTTTGGATCATCGTCATCATAATCTTGAAATGATTTTGATATATTTGTCATAACCATCTCAATGCAAAATATGTACTATATTCTTCTTTATAGAACTTGAATACAGTATAACGGTCAATTCCCGTAATGGTTAATTGCGGCTTATGATATGTCCAATCAAAATCTTTTCCCATAACCCATCCATATTGTTTTATCTGATGAACAATATCTATA